GCTGCCACAACCCGACCGGCGCGAACCTGTCGACGGACGTGACATCCAGCGGAATGTCGATCACGTCGTTTCGCAGGTTGAAGAACCGCCGGTCCCCATTCGCATACCCGATCTTCCCTTCGGGCGTTTCGAACAGGATTCCCTGCGACGAGAAAGCCGCATCCTGAATGACGCTGAGCGGCGCGTAGCCACCCTCCTCAGCCGGCAGCGCAGCAAGCGTGAACAGGCCCTCGTCGATTAGGTCCGTGTCGACAGCGTCCGGTGCGGCAGCCTGCAGGGCCGCCAGCACACGTTCCGCGTCGTCCTCCTCCGGCCGCCCGTCGAACAGGACGACCCGTCGTGACACGTCGGCGAGCGGGCCGACCACCTGCACGCGCACCACGACCTCCGGGTCCGACGGCGAGAAGACTGCCATCCGCCGCTCGAAGTCAGACACCTTGCCGGTGAACAGTGTCACCGGCTGCGCCTGGAAGTCGTCGATGGTGACGGTCGCATCCATCCCGACCGTGATCGGAACAGCGTCAAGGTCGACGAACGAGAAGGAGCCGTAGCTGGCGTTTGTCGGCTGGTAGACGGTGTCCCGGCCTCGACGGATGGTGACCTCGGAGTCGAGCAGCTGCGTGACCTCGACGCCGCCGATGTAGCAGCGCACGTTCGGCGAGTACCTGACCGGCAGGTGAATCGTCGGCCACGTGTTTCCGAGCTGCGGCCAGGTGGGAGCGAGAACGTCCCACGCAACCATCAGAAGTCATCCCACGTCAGGTCAAGCGCCGTGATGTCTCCGACGGTGATACCCGCGGCTGAGGCAAGCTCCCAGTCGCCGCTCGTCGCGTTATACGCGATCAGCTGCCCGTCGCTAGCGCCGGTGACGACCACGTCGGACAGATCGCCCAGCGCAGCGTCGTCCGGCAGCGCACCCACATCTGCGGCATCAAGCACTACCGTTCCAGTGTCACCGTTGACCGACTGCACCGGAGCGGCGGCAGCCGCCCCTGCAGCGTCCACGTAGCTGTCAGGATTCGTGTCCGGGTACGCGCCCACGTCCGAAGCGCCCAGCACCACGTCGCCTGTCTGCGTGTTCACCGTCTGCACAGGCGCGGCAGCCTCAGCCCGAGCATCCGTGTAATACAGGTTCGTCGAGCCTTCCGACAGGTCATCCGTGTCCGAAGCGGCGATAACCGCCTCCACCCTGCCGTCCGTGTAGTAAAGGTTCGTCGCACCCTCAGACAGGTCGTCCGTGTCAGACCCGGCGATCACGGCCTCCACACGGGCGTCCGTGTAATAGAGGTTCGTCGCCTCAGCCACGTCGTCCGTGTCCAGGTTGCTCACGTCCGTCTGCAGCTGCGAGATGTCCGACTCGTTCGTCCCGACACGCCCGTCCAGCGACGAAATGTCCCCCTCGTTGACGGTCACACGGCCTTCGACCGCTTCCAGGTCGTCGGCCGTGTCGTTCCAGATCGCAGGGAACGTCCGCGGGTCTGCAGGGTCCGCGGGCGTCAGACCGCCAGTCAGCCGCTCGATGTCCAGACTCATGCCAACTCCTCAGACGCGCAGACGGTCGCCGGTGCGCCGCTCAGCGTCACGCAGCGTACGAAGGATGGTACGCGCCGTCCCCTCCGGGTCGATAGCGCCCTCAACGTTCACGTAGATGCTACGGCCGCCCTGCGGGTCCATCGGCAGCCCACGCATCCCAAGCCCAGCAGTCACGTCGACATCCATGTGCGTGATGCGGCGCATCGCCAGCGCGACGTCCTGCTCGCCAGCCATGATGCCGTCAGCGACCATGTCCGCGATCTTCTGCCCGGAACGGTCAGGCGACCCCGAACCGGACAGCGGCCCTTCCTTCGCCGGCGAGAAGGGCAGGAAGTTGCGAATCTTGTCGCCGATGTTCCCCATCGCGTCGCCGACACTGCCGATCATGTTCTTTATGCCGTTGATGAGGTCCTGGATGATTTCCTTACCCGCATCGAACAGCTTGCTGCCGAAACCCAGAATAGTGTCCAGAATGTTCTGACCTATTTCGCCGACGGCCTCACCGATGGCTCCGAGCAGCGAACCGATACCCGAAATCATCTCGGTGAACAGCGTCACGGCCGCGGCGAACAGTTCAGGCATCATGTCGATGATGGTCCGCACGATCGCCGGCAGGACCGTTCCGAACAGCATCGCGAGAATCTCCGGCAGCACCGCGACGATGGCCTCGACCAGCGCGAAGAACGCCTGGATGCCGGCCTCCAGCAGCTCCGGCAGCATCTCAACGATGGTCATCACCAGCGTCGGCAGCACATCGTTGAACAGGATGTCGACGAGATCCGGCAGGATGATCATGACCGCGTCGAGCAGGGCGAAGAACGCCGTGACCGCCGCATCCAGAATGTCCGGCACCATCTCCAGCAGTGTCCCGACGACGGTCGGCAGCACCTCACCGAACAGCGTCTCCACCAGCGAAGGCAGGATGGTCACGACCGCGTCGATCAGCGACGTGANNTCTTCGAGCAGCCGCGGAATCATCGTGTTCGTAACAAAGTCGATCAGCTGCGGCACCAGGCCGATAATCGCGTCAAGGATGACCGGGAACAGCTGCATGGCAGCGTCGAACATTCGTTCGCGACCGGCCATCAGCGCGTTGAAGATGGTCTCGAGCCCGCCCGACGTGAGCCAGTCGACGATGTTTCCGAAGATGTCCTGAGCGGCACCGAGCAGCCGGCCGAACAGCGCCCCGAGTCCTTCGCCGATGAGCGACGCGGCGTTCCCGAAACCGTCGACGGCAGTCTCGCCATCCTTGAACGCGTCGAACAGGCCGCGGAGCACACCGATGCCGTCGGAGATGACAGGGAACACGCTTTCGGACATGAACGTCATCAGCGGGATCGCAGCCTCACGCAGGAAGCCTCCGAGCTGGTTCCTAATGTCATCCCAGCCGTCTTCGAAGCTGCCTGCGGCGTCGAGCGCGTCGCCCTCCATCACGAGGCCGAGATCCTGCGCCATCTGTCGGGCTTCGTCGAGACCCATCGACGTGTCCTGCTGCCCTGCAGCGCCGCGATAGCGTCCGTAAACACATCCTCGGTCTGACGGACGTTCCCGTTCATGTCCAGCGTTGCCACACCGATGTCGTTCAGAGCGTCGACGTACTTCGATGAGCCTGCAGCACCGTCGCCGACACGCTGGTTCAACCGGCCCACAGCCCGTTCAAGGTTCGACGAAGACAGGCCGTTGCGCTCGGCCCAGAAGTTCATCTCCTGCAGCGCGTCGGTCGTGATACCGAGCTTCGGCGCGGTATCGGCAACGGCAGCGCCGTAACTTGCCGTCTGAAAAGCAGCAGCGACAGCCGCACTGCCTGCGCCCACGAACGCTCCCGTTGCAGCCTTCGCAGCCTTGCCGATGAGGCCGCCGATCTTCGACATCCGCGACTTCGTGTCGCCCTCAGCCTTCGCTAGCCCCTTATCGAGCTTCGACGAATCGACCGACAGATCCAGTACGGAGGAGCCCAGAGACTCTGCCACGTCAGCCTCCTAGCTCGTCCGCCCACGACGGACGCGCACGCTTCTCGACCGCAACGCCCTGCGCCTGCAGACCGTCCGGCGACGCCGCAGCCGTCTCACCCGGTGTCCGAGCCTGCTTCCGCAGATCCCTCAGCACCTGGCTCCTCGACCCCTTCGCCACCGCACCCGGCGTTCCCAGCTGCTGCCCCTCGATCGCACGGAGCTGCTGCTGCGCCTGCAGAACGGGCAGCATCGTCCCGTACGCACGAAGCACCGCCACCGGCACGTCGAGCCACGACCCAGAGGGTACAGGTGCGGAACCGTAGAACGCATGCAGAGCCGGGACGATGACGCCCCAGTCCGTCAGGCCGCCGTCGGAGGTTCCATCTGATCCGTCGACGACCCGACGAAAAAAGCCGTGACCAGCCGCTCCAGCTTCGGATACGGCAGGCTCCCGAGCGTCTCCCTGTCAGCGTCCGGCACCGCGATCTCCGCAAGGTCGATGACGAGGTCCAGCATCTCCTCGACATCCGCTTCGGTCGCGTTCGCCTTCGCCTGCAGCTCCTGCGCCCGACGGAACCGGGACACGAACCGCTGGTATGCGAGCGGTGACAGCTGCGTCGGCATCGCCATGTCGTACAGGCGGCCGTCCGGCAGCTTCACCTTCTGCCCGGCGTCCTCAACCTGCGAAAGATCAAGGACGCCGGGCGTCTGGTGGTCACTCATGCTCAGCTGCCGTTGTCGGAGACGATCCAGACGAAGTTCGCCACGCCGGCCTCCGGGTCGAGCGCCGCGAACGTCAGCTCGGCCGACGCCGCCACACCCTTGTTGAAGGTGATGCTGGGCTCAGCCGACTGGTAGCAGCGCGGCACCTGAATCTGCGACACGCCACCGTCGTAGGCGGACAGGCCGCGGGCGAGCAGCGCGTACTCGGTGACCTCGATGCCCTTCAGCAGCGGGATCGACCGGAAGTCCGCACCGGACGTAACGTCGTTGCCGTTCAGCGCGTCCGACAGCGCCTCAGCGCGCATGTCCGCGACGTTCACGGTGATGTCGACGGACTCCATCGTCCGCCACGCCTTACGCGGCAGCGTCCCGCCGGCAGGCGTGAACGTCTCGATGGTCTGCGCCAGGTCGACGGTCACACCGTCGTCCGTGTAGTTCTTGTCGCCGGAAAGGCCGACCTTGACCCACGCGCCGTCGAACGAGACCTCGGGGTCGTCGAAGTCGGGGAACGTGGTCCCGACGGGTGCCAGCCACAGCGTCAGTGGCGCACCGATGAGCTCCTGTGCCATCTGTGATACCTCCAGCCACCTGCGGCGGCCTAGTCGATGTTCCGCGTACGTCGGAACGGTCTGAGGGTAGCGGTCAGCCTCGCGCCGCGGCGGTCAGGTCAAGCGGCGTTAGGTTCGGTAAGGAACGGGCCGTAAACCTGCCACGTCTGGAACGTCACCGGCCAGCCGGTCGTAGGCTCCGTCTGATCCGAGATAGCACCTGCTATCCGGCACCACATCACACGGCCCGCAGGCGTCATCGTGTCCCGAACGTTATGCAGGATGCGGGCGACCTGCTCGCCGAGCTGCATCGCCTCCACATCGTTCGCGCCGTAGCAGCGCACGTCCACCCGCAGATCCACCGTCGGCATGTAGCCCGCCTGGAGCGTCCCGCCACCGGCACGGCGCACGATGATGGTCTGCTGCGGCATCGTCTGGGCTTGCGACTGCGGCAGACGGGGCCGGAAGACACGCTGCAGCCCAGCGTCGGTCAGAATGTGCGCGACAGCAGTAGCAGCATCCATCAGAGCCCTGTCTTCCTGCGAATCGACCGCGGCAGGTCGCCGTAATGCCGGTCGGCTGCGTTCCGCTTCGCGTTATCACCGGAAATGTACGGCGTTCCCGCCTCGATGAACAGCTCGAAGAACAGCTCGTCACCGCGAGGAGCCTCGAAGTAGCCCCACTGCACGCCGGCCACGCCTTCGGCGAGACGGCCTGTGCGCTGAGCGCGCACGTCGTCCACGCATGCTTTCGCGATTTCTTCGAGGGCTTCCTGCCGCGCCTCGTTGATCGTGTCGCGAACCTTGTCGCCCAGCCACGTCAGCACGAAGCCGCTCACGACGACGACCTCAGCTTCGCCTGCAGATGCTGCCTGCCGAACGTGACGTGCTCGACCTCGCGGTAGCCGCCCTGACCGAACACCTGACGGCCGTACGCGTCGACCAGGTTCACGATGCGGTCGTCCGGCTGCACGTCCGCGTCATGCTGCAGAATCAGATTCTCGTCGGCGACGACGACGGTGCGCGTCTCGTCGATCTGCTCGCGGCCCGCCGTCACCCACCACAGGCAGCGGACATTCTCCGAAATCGTCGCCCACGTCTCGTTCCCGCCGAACGGGTCGGTCGAAGTCGGCCGCTGGATGTCGCAGCGGAACCGCAGTCCGGGGCCAGTCGCAGACAGGGTCGGCACGTCAGAAACCGAGCAGCTGGTCGATGACGCCACCTTCGAAGCCGTACTCCGTCTCCTTCTCGATGGTCCCGAACTGGTTGAGGCCGGCCGCACGACGGATGCGCTTCTCCTCGTCGTCAGTCAGCCAAACCGCCTCAGCCTTGTCTGCACGCCACGTGTAGTTCCCCTCGGTCACGGACGCATGGCCCAGCGGATTCACCATCGCCCGGTACGCCGCCGCGCAGGCAACCGCCACGACCACGTCCGGCGTTTCCGTCTCCCACGCCGCCGCAGTCTCGGTGTCGACGAGGTCGGCGATCACGGCAGACACGTCAAGGAGCAGCGCGGTCGCTCGAGCCTCGTCGTCGGACGGGATGCCGCCCGGCACCCGCGCCTCGAGCTGCTGCAGTGTCGCGTAAGCCATCAGATGCCACCCATCTCGCCGTAGCGGTCCTCAGCGTTCAGACGGCCCTGAACCTTCTCCGTGACACCGTTCACCGTCACGTCGAACCATGAGCCGCCACGATGGTAGATGCCATCACGGCTGCCGTCCTCGAACGCCGTCTCCCGCTCGATGCGAAGCCACTTCGACGCTGCATCCATCAGCTCGATGGACGCCGGAGCGTCGACAGTCACGATCCTGCCCGTCCGAATGTTTCTGTAGGTGACCACGATGCCTCCTGAGCCTCTGAGATGCTACCTGAGCGCGTGTGATGCCAGCGGTAGTGTCCCGGCATCCACTTCGACCCATCGTCGCGCACGCGCCATCTGAGACGCTGCCACGTCGTCCCTGAGAACGACCAGCCTGCCTGTCTGCATGTTCCGAAACGCCCTCACGTCCGCCATCTCGTCCGGCGGCAGCGCAGACCAGTCCGGCACGGTCGCATCCGGCGCGAACCTGTGCGCGAACCTGCCCGCCGACTCGTGACCTGCGATCGACGGACCCTGACGGTGGTCGACCAGCGACGGCCACGTGTACCAGCACGCCCAGCCGAGCACGTCCCGGTAGTAACGGCCAGTCCGCGTGTCATACGTCAGCCCGACCTGTTCGTCGCACCAGTCGAGCATCGCCGGAATCGACGCCACCGGCGCAGCCCACGCCACGCCCCAGTTCAGCGCCTGCATCGTCACCCAGCTGGAGCCGTGCTTCTCAGCCCGCCCGATAGCGGACTGCACCGTCCGCTGATTCGGCCGCATCGTCCCGCAGTAGGTCGACACGATCACACCGAACGGCACGTACGCCAGCGCGTCAGCCAGCCCTTCCAGAAACCTGTCCGACACGAGCGCGTCGTCCTGCACGGTCGACATGGCCACCGCCGAGCGGAAGCATTTGGCCGCCTCGAGCACGGCGCCGGC